TTTTTAGAAGCATTATCGATAAGCTAACTGACAAACTTACCAAAGATAAAATATCTTGCGATTCAATTCATGGTGGTGTATCAGCAGGAAGAAGAACACAAATAATTAAAAACTTTCAAGAAAAAGAAAGTCCTAGAATACTAATTATACAACCTCAAGCTGCGTCACATGGCATTACATTACACGCTGCAAACGTAGCTGTGTTTTGGACGCCTGTTGTTTCCGTAGAAACTTACATTCAATGTTGTGCTAGGATTGATAGAGCTGGACAAAAAAACCCAATGACCGTGGTGCACTTACAAGGAAGTCCGGTAGAGAAAAAAATATACAAATACTTAAGTCAAAAAATAAAAAATCACGACAAACTAATTGATTTATTTAAAGAAGAAATTGGTATTTAAATACTTGACAAAGTTAACAAAGCTGATACTATATAAAGTCAAGTTAATAAATAGGAGAGTTCATGGAAGAATTTGAAGATAACAAGCTTGAGAAGTTAATGCAAGCTGATATCAATATGCGTGAAGCTATTGCTGATCTTGAATCTAAAATAAAAGACATCAAAGAGAAAAGAGCTCATGTGCAGAACGCATTAAATGAAGCTTGTGAAAAGTTAAATGTATCAAGCATTAAAACAAACGCTGGCACATTAACAAGATCATTAAAGTCTAGATATTGGACAAGCGATTGGCCTAATATGTATAAGTTTTTAAAAGACAATAATGCTTTAGAGTTAATGGAGAAACGTTTGTGTCAAGGTAATGTTAAGGAGTTTTTAGCAGAAAACCCTGACTTAGTTCCACCCGGTTTACAAACAACAAGTGAGTATACTGTGGTAATTCGTAAAAATAAAAATAAGGAGAAAGCTGAATGAGCACCGATATAGACGTGTTTCAAAGTGGCGCAGTAACAACTGCTGCTAAACGTGACGATGGGTTTACTAAAAATATTACTGGAAGTTCTATTACTTCTAAACGTATATCAATACGTAATAATATATTTAGATTAATGGTAAATGGTAAAGAAATTGACAAATCAGAGTCAAGGCATATTGATGTAGTTATTGTTAACGCATCACCACATGTTCATAGAATGTATTTTGCTGGAGAATACAAGCCAGGCGAAAAACTACAACCTCCTGTGTGTTGGACACAAGATAGTATTAAGCCAGATTCAAAAGTAGAAACACCACAAGGAGCAACTTGTGCAGAATGTCCTAAAAACGTAAAAGGTTCAGGGCCAAACGGCACAAAAGCTTGTAGATTTAGCAGACGTATTGCTGTAGTTCGTGCTGATGATATTAATGGTGATGTATATCAAGTAACTTTACCTTCACAATCTATATTTGGTAATGGCACAGCAGAGCGTAAACCTCTACATGAATATACTGATTATGTAAGAGCGAACGGACAAAATCTTATGTCTGTAGTATCACGTATGTCTTTTGATACAGATTCATCTAGCACTAAAGTAGGTTTTAAACCTATTCGTATCTTGAATGATGAAGAGTATGCAGTATGTCAAAGCAAGAGTGAATCAGATGATGCTAAACGTGCAATAACATTAACTGTAAATATTAATAATGACGAAGGTGAAGAACCTAAACAACCACCTGAACCAGCTCCTGCAATTCAAGAAGCAGAGCCGCCAAAACAAGAAGCTAAGATAGAAGAACCTGCACCTACACCAGAACCAAAAGCTGAACCTGCTCCTGCACCTAAAGCTGAAACTGGTGATGTAAGTCTTGATGATTTAGTTTCAGATTGGCAATAGGTGATTTTGATGAGAGGATATTCACAATTTATTATTGAGGCTAATGAAAACGCTGAGCGTAGCTTAGGAGTTGATCTCGGTGCCCTGTGTATAAACAAACGCTATCCTGTGACTAAAGTTGCAGAAAAGCTAAGCATGTCTAGACAGGGCATATATGATTGGTTTACAGGCAAATCTAAACCTGCAAAAAGCAAAGAAGAGCTTATTAAATCAATAATGCGAGAAATAAACGAACTATAGCGAGAGGGCAATGCGATCATTAGATTTTTTAAAAAATGTTCTACCCGACACAGGATACTACTGCATAGTCGGTAAAGACCAACAAAATATAGTTCAACCTAAATTTGTTGATTCTTTAGACAAAGTTAACGAAGTCATTAATAAGTTTATTAGAGATTACCAAGATGTGTATTTTACGATGTCAACTTGGTTAACTAATGAAAATAGACAAGGAACTAACGCTAAAGAACAAAAATGTTTGTGGTTAGATATAGATTGTGGGTTTGATGAAAAGAAGCGAAAGTGGAAAGACTATAAAACTAAGGACGATGCTTTAAAAGCTTTACGTGCTTTTACAGACGAAACTAAGCTACCTGAACCTTACATAGTTGATTCTGGTAATGGTGTACATTGTTACTGGACTTTTACAGAAGCTGTTGCAAAGGATGTGTGGAAACCTGTAGCAGATGGTTTTAAGTTTTTGTGCATTAAACATAAACTACATGCGGACCATAGTTGCACAGCTGATGTGTCTAGGATATTAAGAGTTCCAGGAACTAAAAACTTTAAAGATATAAAAAACCCTAAAAACGTTGTTATATTAAACGAAGGCTCACCTACACCATTTGAAGATCTAGTTGACTTAATACCTATTGATGTTGTAACAAAAAAGAAACCTAGACGTGATTTAGACCCAGCAACAAAAGCAATACTTGGTAATCATTCTTCTAAGTTTAGAAAAATAGTAGAGCGTATACAACGTAAAGATGGTTGCTCTCAACTAGAATATATAATGACACATCAATCTAAGATAGAAGAACCTTTGTGGAGATCAGGTTTATCTATTGCAGGGTTTTGTGAAGACAAAGATGTAGCTATACATGTAATATCAAAGTTTCATCCTGACTACAACTATCAAACAACTATTGATAAAGTTGAACAAATACCAGGCCCACATTCATGCAAACAGTTTGAATCACAAAGACCTGACGGCTGTAAAGGCTGCAAACACAAAGGTCAGATAACTTCACCAATACAACTAGGTAGAGTGATTGCTAAAGCAAAGGGCGCAGACAACGCCATAGAAGCTGTTAGTGAAGAGTTAGGAGAAAAAGTAATATATCACATACCTGACTTACCATATCCTTATTTTAGAGGTAAAAATGGTGGTGTATACAAAACAATAGATGATGAAGACGAAGATGGTTTTCTTGTTTATGAATTTGATTTTTATTTAGTTGAAAGACTACATGATTCTTCTGTTGGTGAAAGTGCATGGTTTAAATTACATCTACCTAATGATGGAGTTAGAGAATTTATAGCTAGAACTTCTGATCTATTAGCTGTAGACAAAGCAAGACAGATATTAGTTGACGCAGGTATAGTAGCTAACCCTAAACAATTAAGTCAAATTATTGAATATATAATTGTATGCATAAGAGCCCAACAAAAGAACAAACGTGCATCAGAAATGTACAAACAATATGGTTGGAATTTAGGAGATGTAAAAAATAGAATATTACTAGGTAACAGAGAGATAAGTGCTTTTGGTATAAAATATGTTCCAATATCAGAATCTACTAAAGAATTTAATCATACACTAGTTAAAAAAGGTAGTTATGATTTATGGAAAAAAGGTATTTCTATGTATGAAAAACCTGGTATGGAGCTACGAGCTTTTGCTTTTTTCTGTGCATTTGGATCTTTTTTAATGCCTTTCTTTAAACAAAAAGACAAGTCTGCTGTCGTTAATTTATATAACCCTGAGTCAGGACAAGGTAAAACATCTGTATTACAAGCTATAACAAGCGTAATAGGTAACCCAGACATAGGGGCAAAATTAATAAATTTATGGGGTGATACAGAAAACTCTATTGTTAATAGGTTTGGGTATATGAATAACTTACCTACCACAGTTGATGAGATGACTAATCTGCACCCTGATTCGCTACACGAGTTTTTAAAGTTTGTTGCAACAGGACGAGGTAAAAATAGATTAGGAAGCGGCGGGGCAAACAAAGAACGTACAAACGATACAACATTTAATTTAATCTGTGTTGTCTCAAGTAATACTGATTTTAGAACTGTTACTCTATCTAAACGAGCAAAAGCTAGTGGTGATATGGCTAGGTTCTTTCAAATACTAATAGAGATGGATACTATATATTCTAAAGAAGAAGCTGATGAATATACTAGTTTGTTTTTAGATAACTATGGACATGCTGGAGAACAGTATGCTCAATACCTTATTCAAAATGTTGATGTAATAAAACATAGTTTAGATAGTTTACAAAAGAAAATAGACAAAGAATTTAAAATACCAGGCATAGATAGAAAGTATTCAATACTATTTACAGCAGTGTTTTTAGGCGCTACTATAGCGAAAAAGCTTGGCATACATAATATACCAATACAACCAGTATATGAACGTATAGCTAAAGAATATAAAGATAATAAAAAAGAGGTAAAAGCAAGAGACTTTGATGCTGTAGAAACACTTGGTAACTTCTTACTAGAAAATAGAAGTTCAACACTTGTTATTAATGATGCTGCCGATAATAGAACAGGTTTACAAGAAGCCCCATTACTTAAACCAACATTAGGTTTAAAAGTACGTGTAGAACCAGATACACATACTATTTACATACCGGTAGCAATAATGAGAGAATATTTAAAAGGA